CGGACGCCAGGATCATTGATAATGAATGTTCATAAAACAATGTTCCGTTGTTCTTGTCAACTTTAATCGGTGCGGTGTAACTTGACAAATTGCTTTTCAACTTGTAAAGGAATGTTTCACCGGCAACAGTCAAGGCCGTTACTTCGTTAGCGGTAATCACCGCGCCGGACATTGCACCCAAAGGAAACAATAATACCGACTTGATTCCGCCTTTTCCGTTTGTACATGTCCGGTCATTGTAGCCGGCAATCATATCACATAAACTCATTTTTTTTATTTTTTAATGAAGGCCGGTTGCCCGGCCGTCGGTTTATATTTATTTTATTAAGACGGTGAAGATGTTCCGTTCCAAACTCCGATTTGATTCAAGAAAGGAACTTGAACACCAGCGCGGAATTTAGATCGTAAATAAATCACGTCGTCATCGAATGAATACCAAAGATCGTAAGATTCGAAGTCCGAAGATAAATCCGTTCCGAATACAAAGTGACTTGAACGACCAGTAAAGATATTATCCGTTCCGTTCAATCCGTTCACTTTTACAACTCGCATGTTTGATCCTGGTAATAATAATTCGCTCATTGTTGCGAATTCACCTGGATTGAAAGAATATAAATTCAAGTCAACTAAATTCTTTAATAACAAGTTGAAATTTTCACGACCAGTGAAACAAATGAATTCTTCACCTTCGGCAACATTCGCCGGCGTGTTTGTGAAACAATCGTAAAAAATATCGTATGCTGTTGAAACGGTTATCGCAGCAATTCCAGTTGGATTCAAGTTGACACAACCATTCGCCGTTGTCAAGAATTGTCTAAATCCGTTCATGAATGCAAGGTTACCCGAACCGGAAACGATGTTACCATTCCAAATCAATTTGTCTAATTCTCTCGCATGAAGCTTCAATAAATAATCAGTGATTTGCGCTTCGAAAGGAAGTGTTTTGTCTTCGGCCATTGCGCCAGGTGTTAACGCGATTTGCGCCCAAAATCCGGCAAGGTCTTTTTGACAAAATTGTTTCATGTAACCGATTGTTTCAACGTTGATGTCACGTTGTGTGAACACGGTGTCGCCGTTCGGTGTCATTGTACAATCGCCGGTTTGGTAAACGATTGAATCGTCTAATAAGTTAAGCGCTTCGCTTCCTTTAATTCCTTGTTGGATTGCAATATACTTTAATGTTTCGGCTTCCGTTACGGAACGAACAATTAAGTCTTCGCGAATTTCGTCGGTGTACGGCGATAATGCGGACACATCATAATCAAATGATGTTTTAAGGTATTTTTTTAGTGACATTTTTATTTATTTTTATTATATTTTAACCATTGTTGTTTGGCGGTCAAGTTGCCAACTTTGGCGAATTTCTCGCCTTCATTTGTGTTATTTGTCGGTGCGGACTTGAAGGATTCGAATTCCCCTTTCAATGTCGCGATTTCATTCGACAATGTGTTGTTTGTATCGGCAATAATTTTCATCATTTCGGCAACCGCTTCGATGCTTGTTGCGAATGATTCTAACTTTGCGTTGATTATGCTTTCAACTTTTTGAACGGACATTTGTTCTTCGGTTGCAGCTTCTTCGACAACAACTTCTTCGGTTGCACGTTCGTCGATTATTTCAACAATGATTCCGTCGGCATCAACAACAACCGAAACGCCTTCAAGATCACCGCTCAAAGCGTGCGTTCCTTCCGGTGCTGGTATTGTTTCCGTTTCCGTAACCACGAAAAGCGGTTGTCCAACTTCGAAAATGTCAAATTCAACGATTGTTCCGTCGATTAACGTTGCTTGTTCGAATTTATGCGATGCGCTTGCGAATGATTGTTTCATTTCAGCAATTAAATCCATTACTTTTTTAAAATTCTTATTCATGTTTATTTGTGTTTATATATATTATGTTTAATTGTTCGTGATTTGTCTAAAATATTGATTGATTTTATTTGTTTGCATTGCCGTTGTTGAACGATCCATCAAGATTTCATTTGCGTTTTCTCTTAATAAATTTATTTCACTTCGCGAAAATTGGTTGTGTTCAATGATATTATCATTTGAATCAATCTTTGATTGCAATGCTTCGATTTGTTTGACCATGAATTCATTTTTATTCATTGCATTTTTTACGATTGCTTTTTTTGCAACATAATTTTGCAAGGAATTCAATGTCATTTTATATTTATCCATTATTTTATAATTTTTAGTTCTTTTAATTTAGATTCCGACCAACGAAGTCCGGCCTTTCCACCCCACAAAAGAAACGATATTGTTCCGCAAGCGCTTGAATCGGATTCGTCATAATATACTTCGGCGCGTGACAAATATGAATACATTCTTTTAATTATTTGAACTGAAATATTTCCTCTTTTCGATAATGTCGTCGCTCGCAATCGGCCGATCCTGGTTGCGCATTTATTGCCGTTCTTTTCGTTCAATTCAATTCCGCGTTTTGCGTTGTTTACCACCGCATCCGGATAATCATTATAAAATTTAATTAAATCTTTTTTTTTTTTAAATCTATTAAATAGAATTGCAAAAGTTCGTCGTATATTTTTGACATTTCGTGTTCTTCTTTGGTGTCAATCAAATTGAAAACTCCTTCAATCGAAAATCCGTTGAATTCGCCGTTCTTTGCTTTGTCAAACAATTCTTTGTCGGTCACCTTATAAGATACAATCCAAGATCCGTCGTTTGCGTCCTTGAATCTTTCCGGTGCGGTGAATCCTTTTGCCGCGTCGATTTGATATGAATGAATCATGAAGATTGATTTGACGATTCGATTCGGATTGTGTTCTAAATTCACGTTGTTAAAATTGTCTTTCCTGGCGTAGTCAAAAATAATATCTTTGATCGCTTGCTTTGTGAAAACGACATAATATTCTTCGCCGGTTTCTTGGTCGAATCGATATATTGGCGTATCGGCCGAAATCGCGATTCCGGTGATCACTTGTTCTTCGTCGTTAAATTCAAATTTAACTTGTTTCGAAAATGTCATGAAGTTTTTTTCATGCGCCGGCATCGATACAAGTGAATTAAATGAAACGGTTGTTTCTTGATCGTTCAGGTCAATCGAGATTTCGTAAGTTGGAATTTCTTTGTTCATATTATATTATGTATTTTTGTTCGATGACTTTTGTATTTCCTTATAAAAAACGAACATCGGATTTTGAATTGATTCAATCAATCCGTTGGATTCGAATGTCTTTTCCCCTGGCAAAGATTTTTACAATTGGCGACGAAATTGACGGCGCTCAAAATATTCCTTGCAAAGTCTTTTCCAACATTCGCGGTGTCGATGTCACTAATAAAATTTTAACATTTGCAAATCAAATCGGCGGTAAATTTATTTACATGAACGATGACTTCTTTGTAACTCCGAAGCTTCGCGCCGATGTTCCAATTTATAACGGCGAATTAATTATCAATCCAAAACATCCAGGACATTATCAAATCGCTTGCAAAAATTCGATTGAATTCTTGGAATACTTTGGTCATTCAATTTATAACTTCGAAACACATTCGCCGGTCTTAATTGATTCGAAAAAATTAATCAAAACATTTTCAAAAGTAAATTGGCAAAGTGACAATCATTTCATCAAGTCAATTTATTTGAATTCCAACCTTCCAAAAAACATTCGACCTGGAACAAACTTAAAGCTTTCAACCGGTGACGTTGCGAAGGCCGAATTGTTCCTTCGCGATTACGGATGCTTTTCTTCATCGGATGAATTCATAAATTCAAACGGCGGTTTGTGGATCAAAAACTTGACTTTTGTTCTTGAACGGCAACCTTGTTTTGAGTAGATGAAATGTCATTTTCCAAAACAAATACTTGAACTGGTGTTGATGCCGATTCCGCTTGTCCAAGAATTCCGCTTGTCGATGTCGATGTTGTTGGCGTTGATGCGGTAAAACTTGAACCACTTGATCCGGCCATTGATTCACCACCACCACCACCGGAAACGCTCGGCATTGTCGGCGCAGTTCCGCCCTGGTATTTTTGATTAGCAATTGCAAGCGCTTGCGTTACTCCAATGATTCCGGCCGATGCGATTGCAGCAATACCACCCGGCGAAGGTGGCGGCCCGAATTGCGCGATTCCTTTCACGATTGCCGTTGCGGTGTCCATTCCGACTTGCGCAAGCTTGATCGCTTTGTCACGATTAAATTTCGCACGATTAATTTTGTCTTCCTTGTTGAACGCATCCAGTTGAACCGCAAATTTTTGTTTTGCGAACTTTTCTTCAATTGCCGTCTTTTGTTCAGCGGTCAATCCTTCGGCATCCAATTCAGCTTGTTGCTTGGCGTCAAGATTCGAAAGTTCTTCATCGCGTTCTTCATTTATTTTGATGATTCGCGCCGCGCCAATTTCGTTCAACAAGTCATTAACCATTTTGACATCATTAAGCGCCTTTTGTGCCGTTTCAAGTCCTTTGGTAATTCCTTTCAATTCTTCTTCGCGTTGCTTTTGTGCTGCTTCCTTTGTGGCTGCCGTTGCATCAACATCAATTTTCTTGATTGCTTCTTGCTTTTTCTTTTCAAGCGCAATCATTGCCGCGTCAAATTCTTCTTGCGTTATTTTTTCATTCACATTGTCGGAATTCAATCGCTTCAATAATTCTTTTTGCGCGTCGATTTGTTGGTTGTTCAATTCTTGAAGTGCGATTTGCGCGTCGGTTGCAATAATTGAATTTAAAAATTTCGTTCTTTCCCTTCGAACCGCTTCAACTCTTGCAGCTTCTTCAAGCGCCAAGTCCGAATATTTTTTTCTTATTTTCGCTTTTTCAACTTCTTCATCAGTAATTAATTGAAGCGCTTGGTTTTTCCCTTCTTCGCCTTGCGCTTCTGCCACCGCGATCCGGTCTTTAAATAAATTAGTCACATCTTCAAGTTCGCGTTGTTCAGCGGTTAATTTTGCGCGTCGAATTCCTTCGGCAAGTTGCGCTTCTTTTTCCGTCATCAATTTCAATTCTTCTTCGGTCAAATTTTTGACTCCTTTGTCCATTATATTTTTTAGTTCATCGCGATATTCTTGTTCGGTCATCTTTCCTTTTGCGAACTTTTCATCAAGCGCCTTCAATTCGGTTTCACTTGCTTTTCGAATCAGTTCATTTCGCCAGTCGCCGTAAGTATCTTCGAGCGTTGCGATTTGTTTTGTTTGACCTTCGGTCATTTGCGAAATCTTCAAGTCTTCCGATTCTTCAAGCGCCGTCAATTCTCTTTGTAATTGCGCTTTTAAATTTTCAAGATTTGATTTGTATAACGCGTCTTTTCTTGCTTTTTCTTTTTCCGCTGCCGCCTTTGACTTTTCGGCCATGTCTTTGTTGTGAGCGGTTTGCTTGTCGGAAATTTCCTTTTGATGTTCCGCTTGCATGACTTCCAATGCGTTCGCGGTCGCGACATTGTCGTTTGATTGTTCAACCGCTAATTTTGTGATGTCGGTCATTGTTTTTTTCAAAGCTTTTACCTTGGCGGAATCAGCATCACCGGTCGCAATTAAAACTTCGATTTCGGCTTGGTACGCTTTTATTTTTGCTCTTTGTGCCGTCAACAAAACACGACCTTCGGCCAAATGTGATTTTGCTTTCAACAAATTCATTTCATAAGTCGCTTTTCCGGATGCCTTTAATAAATTTATTTCGTGATCATAAAAATCATCGTTTGCCTTTTGCTTTTTGGTTGATGCTGCAATGATTTTGTTTTGTTCTTTTTCGACGGCCTTGGTTCGCGCATCGGCATTCGCCTTCATCGTCCTGGTTGTTTTGTCGTCAACGACTCCAAAATATTCAAGCGCTTTCCCAATACCAACAAATAACCCAACAAGCGGAAACATTATCATGATTACCGTCTTGACAACCGGCCCAAGTTTATTGAAGCGATCGTAAGCGCTTGTAATTGCGTCACTAACTTTGTCAAAATTTGCAATCAACAATCCGATTCCGACAATCAACGCGCCCACTCCGGTTGATATCATTGCGATTCGAAGCAATTTCATTCCCATTGTTGCGCCTTGCGTCGCTGCCGTAGCGCCAACCGTTGCCGTTCCAAGTGCCACTTCGCCGGCTGCTTGCGCTTTGGTTGCTGCTGCCGTTCCGTTTAAAATAAAGTTTCTTACTTTTTCCAATCCAATCCGCAATTGAATTCCAAGAATCGCATCTTTATTCAAATTCTTTGCGACGGTGTTCACGGCATTCATAACGCCTTGCGTAGCTTGCAATTTGACCATTGTTTTTTGCAAGTCTTCATTCTCAATTCCGGCCAATGCTGCCGCGCCTTGAATACCTTGGAAAATTCCGACGCCGGTTTGCAATCCGCTCATCGCGGTGTCAAGTTTAACCGTATCGGACGCAAGCAATGTTGTTCTTGCTCGAATGTCGCCGATTTCATCTTTTAATCTTGCAGCGTTCGCCATTGCTTCCCTTCCAATTGGCGAAGTTGCGCCGGCTTGAATCGCAATGGTTTGATAGTCTTTCATGACCTTGGTCATTTCGCGCATCGTCAATCCGCCGGCTTCAATTTTTGCGTTTAATGCTTGAAGATCGGTGGCCATTTTATTGACGCCAGTTCCGGCCGCTGCCGTTGTTTGCGTTTCTTTGATGTCCTTGTTTAAAGTTTTTATCGCTTGATCCGCGTTTTGAATATCTTGAACCGAATTTCCGGTGTCAACTCTTAATGAAAAAACTGCTTCTTTTGTTGCCATTATCCGATTCGGTTTATTGTTGCGATTACTGACGGCGTTGCCGGATGCGGAATTGTCAAGTTAGCCACTTCCGATTGTAATTGAATTGTTGCCGTTGTCACGGAATACATTATTTCAACGGTATCGGATGCGGATAATAAAACGAACCAATTCCAAGCGGCCACATGATAAATTGAATGATCATTAATGTTGACGCGCGAATTTGTGTCGCTTAAATCCGTTCCATTTACGCGCAACCAAATGTCAACATGTTGTGACGAACTTCCGGCGGTTCGGTAAACTTGCGCCGAAAATTGAACGTTGTAATAACCGGCGTCGTTCACTTGCATTCCGGTTGTTCCGGAAAGTGCAATGTTGTTTAAAAAACCGGTTTGACTTATAAGCATTGCCGTTGGCGTGTTAGCCGTTGCCGTTTGTGTCGTGTTTTCGTAAAACGAACCGCAAGGAATATTCCCGATAACCGTTTCGATTAGTTTATCGCGTCGCATTTTTTTTGATGTAAATGCGCCAGGAATGAATCCGGCTTCGGATACTTCAAGCAAATCACTCGCGCCCATTGGCGTAGATTTTTGCGGTAATTGTGAAATCTTAATATCGGCCATAATTATTCTATTATTCTTTGGTTTGTGTTAGATTGTTCTCGTCGGATAATTCCGTTTTGCGTTATTCGGTAACTTACTGGAACAACAACCGCTTGTCCTTCCCCTTCTATTATGCGAATCAGTTCGACCAATGTCGATTGATTTTTCCCGGAATCATAATCGTTAATTTTTTGCAATCGATAAACGACGCCGTCAATGTTGATAAGGTTGCGGAAATCAAGACGATTAATTTGATCGGCATCCAACATCACATAACAAGTCAACATCTTTCCAAATCTTGAAACAATTTCTTTGATGAAGGTTTCGTGATATTGGTAAAGATTTTCATTCGTGTAATTTGTCGCCGCATAATATACCACTTCGGGAACGCCGAAATTAAAATCAAATGTTGGCGCGTCGATGTCGTCCAGGTGTCCGACGTATGGATAAATTATTTGTGCAAAATCAATTCCGAATTGATCGCGGTGTTCCCAATTCCCGGCGCGCATTTCGCCAAGTTGAACGATGAATGATTTTCCTTTTTTCAAAACGACTTGACCATTTCCGAACTCGTCGAAATTGATTTGATACGATCGCGGAACAATTAAATTCGTTGTGTCAATCACGGCCAATGGATGTTGACCGAATGGAAGCTTCATGTCGGTTGTGTCGGTTGCATATTGCGATTGACTTGAAA